AGGAGGAGGAAATATAAGCATGTATACCAGAATTGCGAATGATATAGCCCGAATGCTGGAAAAGAAACGGCAGGATTACGGCGATCCTGATCATACCATAGGCCGGTTTGGCCTTATGGGAATAGCCGTAAGATTGATGGATAAAGTGGAAAGGTTGGTTAACCTGTCGCAAAACGGCAGGATAGCTAACTTTGAAAGCATAGAAGATACTTTGCGGGACATAGCCGGGTATGCCATTCTGGGTCTGGAATTGCTGGAAAAATCCGAAGCAAGAGAAACAAAGCGAGGTGAGTTAGATGAATAACCAAGTCAAAAAATTTCCTGAAGAGCTCCTTCCGGATGAATATTCTTCTACGCCAGGAATTATTTATACAACGCCGGAAGTGCAGGAGGAGGAAAACCCCATCGCCAAAACAGGCTTGTCCTTCGGCAATGGCGAAGTAAAAGAATATTTTCTGCCGGAAGCATTTGACTGGGTGAGTAAAAAACGGGCAGGCGTACGGAAAATAAACCGCGACTGCATAGGTATGCGTAAAAAAAGATTTATTATTTACGAGGAAGCGGCGCAAATGCTCAATTTGAAAAAAGGCGACAGGATAAGCATTGGCGTAAATAAAAAATACATATTGATTACCAAAGATAAAACAAGTGAAATAAAATGTATAAGCAACTCCACCTGGGGCAACCGAAAACTGAAAGAAGGCAAGGAATATATAACATTAATAGCGTCAAGTGTCAGAATTTTAAGAGAAACTCTAGACAAGCATTCTTGGCCGGAAACATTCACAATTCCCGTAAACCTGCAAGACAATATGCTGGTTGGAAAAAAACCGGTTTCCAGCCCGGGCACAGGGTGTGAACCCGGGGAAGAGAAGCAGGAAAAAATCCATCCGTGGAGAAGTAAACCTATGTCCAAGGAAGAATTTAGAGAGAAAATATTAGCAAACAAGGGGGAATGCCGGCGATGAAATGGATTTCTTATTCTATTGATGCCGTTGCACTACTAGGAATTGTTACGAAAAAAAGTGTTGACAAAAAGGAAATTGTTATTAATAATATTAATAATGGTTATTAATAATTTTAATAGTTTGGAAATAAAATGCCGTTGCTACCATCTGTAACAGCAAAAAGAAAAAAGATGTTTTTAGAAAAACTGCGCAAATTTGAAACGGTTACACATGCAGCAGAAGCTGCTGGCGTGCGACGGAAAACAGTTTATGAGTGGAGGAAAAATGATCCCGAGTTTGCTAGGGCCATTGATGAAGTGTTTGAAGACGTTACCGATGAATTAGAGAAAGAAGCGCACCGCCGTGCTAAAGACGGATCTGATACATTGCTGATTTTTTTGCTGAAAGCCAGACGACCGGCAATGTATCGTGAGAATACATTGAAACTGGAGCACACCGGCAAAGGTGGTGGGCCGGTAGAAGTGCAGGCGTTTGCAAAACTTCCAGAAGAAGAATTGGACAAAATGTTGCAGGAAAAGTTGCAACGGTTGCAGGTGTCAGAAAGGATGTTACTTCTTGAGGAAAAGAAAGAAAGCACCGAGTGAAAAGTTTTCTTCCTTATTATATATAATTATATATATGTTTTTTCTTTGAGGCAATTTTTGCGAAAGCAAGAAGCGAAACAGGAGCCTGTTTTGGCGATGACGGCGAGTGAAAAGTTTTCTTCCTTATTATATATAAATGCTTTTTTATAATTTCTTTAAAGGTAGCAATATTTACCAGGGTAACACTCCAAGGCGAGTACCCCTATTTTTAATTAAAATTAGGACCTTCGACATCGGCACTTAAAACTCCTTCTTTTTTTGAAAAATAGTTGATCAACGATAATATTTGTTACCGAAGATGTGTAGGTGAAACTATGAATGCCTTAAGCCGAAGTGAAAAAATAGACCTGCTTCAGATGTGTGAAGAAAAGCTGGCCAGGAAGTATATTCTGGACTGGATACGGATTCAAGGCCTGAAAAATGAGAAGTCCGAGCCGCTTGAGTTTGAGAAGCACGCATTCATGCAAGCCATCTATGAGGACTGGCAGCCGCTCATCTGCTGCATGAAATCCTCTCAAGTAGGCTTTTCTACCATGGCCGTCCTAAAATCACTCTGGGCGGCCAGGTACAAAAACTTTGACATTGTCTATACACTTCCTACCGATGATGATGTCAAGAAATTCGCACACTCAAAGATAGATCCAATCCTGCAAAATAATCTTTTCCTGAAGCAAGAAATAAATAAAGACGTAGACAGCATCTACCAGAAGCGGATTGGCAATGCGCATATCTTTTGGGAAGGTACAAAAGGCCAGTCCAGAGGTATCATGGTGACCGCTGATATTCTCATCCATGATGAACTGGACCGCAGCGACCAGGGCACTGTAGAGACTTACGAGAGCCGTATCCAATATTCGGATTACAAAGGCCGGTGGATATTTTCCAACCCCAGCAGGCCAAAGGTTGGTGTGGATTTGTACTGGCAACGCAGCGATAAAAAGCAGTGGCATATTGCGTGTCCCCGGTGCGGTGAAAGGCAGCCGATGGACTACTTTAGCAACGTTTGCAAAGAAAGAAAAGCCTTTATCTGCCGGAAGTGCCATGAGATATTACCGCCGGAAGCCAGGCTTGCCGGTGAGTGGATACCGGAATTCCCGGGGCGCACCTGGAGCGGCTACCACATCAGCCAGTTGGTTGCGCCGTGGATTTCAGCCGCCGAAATAATCGAAGCGGAAGAAACAAAAACCCAGGAATACTTTTATAACTTTGTACTAGGATTGCCGGTCATTGGTGGGGCAAACCAGGTGAGCCGGTCAATCATATTGCAGTCCTGCACGGAAGAAGATCCGCAGGGCCGATGGCAACTGCTGGGCGTAGACACCGGCAAGGTATTATATTGCGTCCAGGGCACGGAACATGGAATTACACGAGTATTCATTCTTCCTGACTGGCCGTCCCTGTATCGGTACGTCCGTGAGCGGGGCATAAACTTGACCGTGGTTGATAATGCGCCGGACACCAAGGATGCGGCTGCTTTTTGCAAAACCTTTCGGGGCAGGGCTTACCGTTGTATTTATGACTACGACCATGAGCGGGCTGAAATGATTGAGTGGTCTGATGTTATGCAGACAAAAACCGTCCGTCAGGACAAGGAAGGTGTGGTTTGGGCGCACAGAACTAGAATTATTGACCATGTGATAGCCGCTTACAATTCTGGTGAAATTAAAGTCTTTATCCGGCACAATGACCCACAATTAGTTGGGCGGGGAAAAAAAGATATAGTAGAAAACTGTCTTTGCGATCATTGGGAAACATTATATACGGCTGGTGACGACGGCCGGGATGTTAATATTGTCAAAAAAGATAGGATGGGCAACGTAATCAGAACCTGGGAGAATTCAGGCCCCGACCATTTCGCTCACGCCAACGTTTATTACGAGATTGCCCGGCAGCGAAAAATACCAAGAGGCAAGGTAAACGCAGGCAAGAAAAGAGAGAGGAAAGTGCCGGTTGTAAACCGGTACACTGGATATTAACGATGGATGATAAACAATCAGTAACAGCGGAATTATTAGCCCGTTTTCAGTATGCCGAAGGCTACAGGCAGGATTATGATGCCCGGGCACTGGAAAATTACCGCCTCTTTAAAGGATACCGCGACCCATTGCCGAAGGAATTGGCAGGACGGTCTAATCTTCATATTCCAAAGACGTATGAGCACGTCCGCACAATCCGGGCCCGTTGCCTGGCCGCAATATTTTCTACTTCGCCGGTAGTTGAACTTATTCCTAATCCGCTTCTTTACTTCCAGGAAGCAATATCAGCGCAAGAATACTTGAAAATGTTGATGGAGGCTGAAGACAGCGCCAAATATGCTACCTATTTAATTGACCAGCAGTTGAGGAATTCAGCCGTATTCAGGAAAATATATGATTTTCTCACGGCGGTTTTAGTTTTTCCTGCCGGTATTTTAGGCATTGGATGGAAGTATGAACAGAAGAAAAAGAAACAGTACGGGAAAGCATTTAATGAGGAATATGGCGTTGAAATAGAGGGCGTAGTTGAAAAGTTAATAACTACTTTTGATGATAATGATTTAGTTTATATTGATTACTTCGACTTTTGGCCGGACCCAAGGGGGACTGATATAGACAACTGCCGCTTTGTTTTCAGTAGGGAATGGGCGACTGAAAGTGAACTGAAAACTAAACTGGAAATCTTGGAACGGGCAGGCGGCGGCGCGGTATACCAGCCTGAAAGCTGGGACGCCTTAGCCGGTGCGGGTGCACACTTGCAAAAAGGCTCAACGCAACGGTTGACGGAAGTAGGTTTGACTTCAGACCCTGGCCAGGGTTACTGGTCAGACGTGCGCAAAGGATACCAAATAGAACTGCTTCACTACTGGGAAAATGACAGGCATTCGATTATAGCTAACCGTTTCGAGTGTCTATATGACGGTGAAAACCCATACTGGCACGGCAAGAAGCCTTTCGTTGTTGCCAGTTACGACCCAAGACCGGGCGAATTCTACGGTTTTAGTGCGGTAGAAATTATTGAATACCTTCAGCATGAGCTTAACACTACTCGCAATCAGCGTATTGATAATGCTTCATTTGTCTTAAACCGGATGTGGAAGGTCAGGCGCGGTGCTGACATAGACGAAAATGAGCTTGTTTCCAGACCACACGGCATTATATACGTTGACAGCCAGGATGATATTGTTGAAATGTCTACAAGCGAAATTTCCGGCAGTGGCTACCGCGAGGAAGAAACTATTAAGAATGATATGCAGGACGCTTTAGGCACTACAGAAATTGTTCGCGGCGTTGAGTCTCCACAGGCGCAAACCGCAACGGAAATCAGGCAGAAATCAGCCAATGCGGACGTGAAATTTCAGGTGCTGGTAATGCTTTTGGATGAAATGCTTAACCGGATTGTTGAGCTTATGGACATGAATAACCAGCAGTTTGCCACAAACCCGCGGATGTTTAAGATAGAGGAAGAATGGAAAGTTATTACTCCTGATGAGTTGCGCGGCCATCATCTGTACCGGCCAAAATCCCGCAGTCAGGACTTTATGGTCAACAAAGAAGCAAGACGGCAGCAGTTGCTTGAGTTGCAGAAGTTGTTGCAGGGACATCCGAACATAGACCAGTACGAATTATTGAAACTTATCCTGGAAGCATACAACATAAGCGGCACTGAAAGGATACTTGTTGAAAATCCACAGCCGGAAGGAATGCAAGGGTTGCCGCAGGAGACGATGCCCGGAATGCCCGAAGGGTTGCCGCAAGAACAAGTAGGAGGTGATTAATATGTTTAAAAGTCAATCTCAAAGAAGAAAATTCTATGCCATGGCCGAACGGGGGGAAATTTCAAAAGCTGAAGTGGCTAAATGGGAAAAAGAAACGGGTAAGAAGAAGTTACCTGAAAAGGTAAAGAAAAAATCACTCGGTAAAACCGAAAAAAAAGGAGCAACTAGCTTAGCAGAAGCGGCAGCAAAGGCGTATGAGAAGGTAAAAGCAAAATCACCACCTGGCGAAGGCGGAAGGTTTAAGGCCTTGACTAAATCAATTGCAGCCAAAGGAAAGGTTGAAAATCCTGCGGCGGTGGCAGCGGCTATAGGAAGAAAGAAATACGGAAAAGAAGAGTTCCAGGCCATGGCGACTGTCGGTAAGAAAAGAAAACGCTAGCGAAAAGAGGAAGATTACATTGGAACAATTAGAACGCATAGCAACGGCTGAGGCAAGAATTGATAATCTGATTGACTGGCAGAACACGCAAAACGGGTGCCTAAGAAGAATGGAGAATAAGGTAGACAGTTTGCATAAGCTGATCATCGGCCTTATGGGAGGTATGATAACTTCACTCGTTTTACTAGCTCTTAATCTGATATTAAAAAACTAAAATGGAGGTAGAAATAATGGAAGAATTTAAAAGTGTATTCGCTAGCAAGACAGTAGTATCAGCGTGCATTATTCTAATAGCGGCAATTGTAAATATTTGCGGTTACACTGTTACACCAGAAACACAAACGGAATTAATTAATGTAGTTATGACGATTATCACTGCGGCCGGGGCGTTAGCAGCTATATATTTTCGGGTCATTGCCACCAAAAGAATTAAATAGAAAGGCTGGAAACTATGCTAACTGACCAACAGATTCAAGACTTGCAGTATCTGGTTAATTCCGCCGGGTGGCGGGTAATGGTTGAGTATATTAAAGGCCAAATTAACTCATGTGTACACGAACTGGAAAGCAGGAACTTCAACCAACTGGCTGAAGCTGCAGTACTCCAGGGGAAAATTAGAGCCTTCCGGTCAATCCTGGACTATCCCAGGACCCGGATTGAAGAATATCAAAGAAAGGCAGGACAAAATAATGGGTGATAAAGACGATAACCTGGTAAAAGATATTTTTGATAGTGATGACCAGGCCGGAGAAGAAACGGATAATAAAATTCAGACCCCTGAAGAAGAGGGAGAATCTGAAGACATAGAAAAACCAGAGAAAAAGTGGGCTGGTAAATTTAACACGGCGGAAGATTTAGAAGAAGGGTACAGAAACCTGGAAACCTGGCAAACCAGAAACGCCCAGGAAAATGCCCGAATAAGAGCTGAACTGGAGCAATTACGGCAGGCCGTAATTCCAGATATGACTACCAAACAACAACAAGAATGGTGGCAATATGTTCAAAAATCTATTAATACCGCCGTTGTAGACGAGAATCCCGAACCATTAATGCAATTAATTGGCCAAATGGTAGAATACAGTACTGAACAAAAGCTGCGTGAAAGGGACCAGGCACTTGCGCCTATATATGAGCAACAACGTTTCCAAACCGAGGTTAATGATTTTCTTTTGAACAATCCAGAAGCGGGCGAATATCTTGACGATATGCAAAAGCTAATTCAATCAGAGCCGGATATTGTAAGAAACCCTGACTGGTTGTATCAGGCGTATGGGAAAGTACTTAACCGGAAGATTAAAGGCGGTGCGGCATTAAAAGCAAAAACCGAAGCCGCAAAAGAGGCAGCGGGAATGCCGGGCAGCGGGCCAAGAGGCTCGCAGGAAACATTAACCGACGACGAGAAGATCAAGAAAGCGTTGTTTGGTGATACAGGAAAAAGGAGAATGTTTGATTATTAAAAGGAGTTGATTATTTTGGCGGTTTTAACTTTCGATTTAGATACGCAAAGAAGAGACCTAGACGTATCAAAGGAAATTGTCCGGTATATGCCGGAAGAAAACCCATGGTTGGTAATGACATTGCAGTCAAGGAAAATCCCGACCAGAACAGCAGCGTATTACTGGTGGGAGTCGGACGTGTACTCGTACTGGACGCAGATAAACAACGGCGGTGGCTATAATGCCTCTGCAACATCAATCGTAGTTGATGATGGCACGGTATTCAAAGCCAAAGACATCGCAAAAATCCCGCGGACGAGCGAGATTATGTTTGTCAGCGCGGTAGCAACGAATACCTTGACAGTAGTGAGGGGCTACGGTGAAACTGCGGCAGCAGCAATCAATGATGATGACTATGTCCTTTGCTTAGGTAATGCAATGGAAGAACGTTCCAGCGCACCGGAAGAAAAGTTACAGCAACCAAGCAAGCTGTATAACTACACGGGAATTGACCGTACCCCGTTTGGTGAATCCGGTACTCTTGACGCTGAAAGGCAAGTTACCAATGAGCAAGAGCGGGCTAGGCTTACCAAAGACAAAGGCTTAGACCACCGTCTGGCCTTAGAAAGGAAATTCCTATTTGGTGAGCGTAAGGAAGATGCAACCAACAAGCGGCGCATGAGTCGTGGTCTGGAAAAGTTCATCACTACAAATGTCTATGATGCCGGCGGAACGCTTACCGAAAGTGAATTTGACACGATGATTTGCGAACCTGTATTTAAATACGGTACACGCAGAAAGGTGTTAATTGCCTCACCGCGTATGGTAAGCATAATTAATGGTTGGGCGAAAGAAAAATTACAGACATCACAAGGTGCAAAAGAATACGGCTTAGACTTGCAAGAATATGTCTCTCCGCATGGCCGGTTAGTAATAGCACCGTCTAGGACACTAGAACAATACTATGCCTACCATAGCTTCATAGTGGATATGAAATATATCGCTATCAGAACCTTAAGGGATACAATACTAAGGCGCAATATTCACGCACCTGATGTGGATGGGTTCTTGGATGAGTATTTGACTGAATGTGGATTAGAAGTAAAAGTACAGAAAGCTCATATGTTGATTAAGAATGCAACTAACTAAGGCGGGCTTTAACGCCTGCCTTACTTACTTATTCAGAGGAGGGTTAGAATGGTTGAATTTATATCAACTTACGAAGGTATAAACTATAAAATTCCTGAGAGCAAAAAATACGCCAGATTTACAAACGGTAAGTTTGCCACTAATGATAGCCAGGTTATATCGTATCTTCATGGACATCCTGACTACGGACAAACATTAACCGACACAGGAAAAACATCTAAGAAAAGCATTACCGTTGACGTGGCGATTTGTCCTATATGCGGCAAGGTTTGTGGAAGCAAACTTGGTTTAAACGGACACATGAGGGTACATAAAGAATTATTGCCGGAAAGCAGAGATGAAAGCGAAGATATTTAATAGGGCAGGAACTGTCCGAATTAACGCCTGGGGAGAAGGTTGGTTACAACCTTCCTTGAATCAGGAAGCCCTATCCAATCTCTGATTGGTTAGGGTAGTTCACATGGAAAGAATTTGAGAAAGAATTTAAAAGTCAATTAGAAGGGAGGTAAAAAAAAATGGAAGAATTCAAAAATATATTCGCCAGCAGGACAGTTATTTCCGCTATTATTGTGTTAGTTGCGGCAATTGTAAACATTTTTGGCTATACAATTGACCCCAAAACACAAGCAGAATTGATTGAAATGGTAATGACGATTATCACTGCGGTAGGAGCATTGGCGGCAATCTATTTTCGTGTTGTTGCTACCAAAAAGATTAAGTAAGGAGGAAAATAATGAGCTATTCTGATGTAAAAGATAATGATTGGTTTAAATGGGCTGTTGATACAGTAACTAATGCTGGACTAGTAGGCGGTTATCCTGACGGTACATTTAGACCTAATACTGGAATAACCCGTGCTGAATTTGCCAGCGCGTTGGCGCGTTATTTGTTCCGCGATGGTGTGTTTACGGATACCTTGCCGGCCGTATTACCTGCTTGCGTGTTGATTACTACTCAAGATAGCGGTGGTAGTGGTGTAGTAATTAAGAAAAATAATCAATATTTATATATCTTAACTTGCAGGCATGTTATCGATGGTGCTAAGGATATTCTGGTTAATATAACCGGAGTACCTAAGCCTATAGCAGCTAAAATTTACAGTCAATCAGTCGTGCCAGGCGAGGATTTAGCAGTGTTACAAATCAAACGTCCAGTATTATGTTCTGAACAAGATGTTAAGTGTTTGACTATGGCACGCAATGCAGTCCAAGGTGAACCTGTTGCTATAATAGGTAATCCCTTGCTGCTTAGGAACTCAGTTACTATTGGTGTTGTAAGTGGTTTTAATCGTGGCAATAATGATGAATATACTCAAGTTGATGCACCAATTAATCCAGGCAATTCCGGTGGTGCTTGCATAAACGAAAAAGGCGAACTAGTGGGTATTGCTACGGCAAAGGTTGTGGATGTAAAGGTTGAAGGTATTGGGTATATAACCAATATCCAAACAATTAAAAAATTCTTAGACCGTATTAAGGTCTGGCCATAAAAAAATTAAAGAAAGGTCAACTACTCCCCGATAAAACGGGGAGTGCCCTTGACACAAGTTTTATGGAAAAATGGGGAAGAAGAATTTAAGAGCCTTTTGCTCAAATAAAAGGAGGATAAATAAAAATGGCAACTTTAACAATCGGGGCAATCGCGGCGGCGGCGGCTTCTGAGGTGGCAAATGCAACTAACTTATCGGCATTAACCGGCGTAGCATTTATAGCTTGGGGGTATTAATTATGGCAAATGTTTATGATTTATTGTCGGGTTCAATTCCTTACATAAAAACAATGACGCAATCAACTTTGAGCGTTACTACAGCAAGTCAGGCTGCTTTAGCAGCTAATGTAAACCGTAGGTATGCTATATTTATAAATGATTCGGATACAATAATTTACTTGAAGTTGGGTGCTGCCGCTGTTGTAAATCAAGGAATTAGGTTAAATGCTAATGGTGGGAGCTATGAAATTAGTGCAACTATAGGTAATTTGACTGTAGGTGCTGTTAATGCTATTACTTCTGTAGATGGTAAAAATCTGCTTATCGCGGAGGGGGTGTAAATATGCCAGGTGGTTTATATAATCCAATTATATCAGATGCGCCAGCAAGGGTTAAGTGCATTGACCCATTTGCGGTATATGGTGTAAGCTGGAACAAAAGTTCTAATCCTGTATTAACTAGAATAGATAGTAATATTGGTATGACAGCAAATGTAGGTATTGGTTCACAAACGGTAGTAAATGATTTCGATAAGTGCCTTATTTTTGGTGAAATGACAGAAGTGCTAGACTCGCTTGGTAATGTGTATATTCGCATACCCAAATTTTACATCAGGAAAACTGATGGGGTTGATTTTAAAACTTGGCAAATATCCAAAACTAAATATAGCGGGTTTTACCTTCCCTGGTGTTTTTGGGATTTTACCAATAATCGGGAACTACCGTATGTTGACGTGGGTAAATATAAGGCTAGCAAAAGCGGAGCGAACAAACTGGAATCTAAACCCGATGTATTTCCTTTGCGAAATGATACCATTGTTAATTTTAGAACTTACGCCCAAAATAATAATACTGGTGGTTTATTGGGCTACCAGCAGCTAGATATTCACGTCATAGATGTATTGCAGACACTGTTTTATATTGAGTTTGCAACATTGAATAGTCAATCTATCATGCAAGGATATACGGCTGGGCAATATGATGCTGCTCATACTGCTACTGTAGCAGAGAATGGGGTTACTCGCATTATCGTTGCTAATGCTACGGCGGCACTATATGTAGTAGGACAACCAATTTCGATAGGTACGAGTTTAGGCGGCGACCAAATAGTAACTGATAGGCTGATTACCAGCATAGACTATTATGATGCTAGCAATAAAGCCATTGTGTTTGATGGGGCGGCAGTCAATATTGCCGTAGGCAACATTGTTTATAACTCAGTTTGGAAAAACGGTTTCAGTTCTGGAATAGCCGCCAGTAGTGGTAGTCTAGTGGCAAATGACGGGAAAAGTCCTTGCACGTATCGCGGCATTGAGTCACCCTTTGGGGATATGTGGCAGTTTGTCGACGGTGTAAACGTAAACGAGCGGCAAGCCTGGATTTGTAATAATGCTAATGATTATGCCAGCAACGTTTTCGCTAATCCATATAAACAAGTAAGCTATGTTAATCATAACGTAAATGGATATCCGTCAGCTATGGGATTTGACCACAATTATCCGTTCGTTGAATTACCTGTCGAGGCAAATGGCTCTGCTACAACTTACTATAGCGATTATTATTACCAGAATACAGGCCAGAGAATTGCTCTCTTTGGCGGCCACTGGGTCAGCGGTGCGAATGCGGGGCTTTCGTATTGGAACTTGGGCAACGATTCGTCGTATGCGAGCGTGGGCGTCGGCGGGCGGTTAATTCGGAAAGCGCTGGCGTAATGTAACCACAAAAAATGTACTAAAGGAGGTTAGTATAATGCCAGAAAAGCCAATAATATACGCATTGATTCCGAAATTTAATCAGTTGAGGCAGGCAGTGTTTCAAACGAAAGGCGTTGACAATGGGGATCATATTTTTATGGGGGTTGAAATTAGAGATGTACCGCAAGAAGAAGGGGCGTCGGATTATGTAGCAGAGCCTATTATTTCTGATGAAGAAAAAGAAATATCGGCGGCTAAGGATGAGTATAGCAAGGCTTTAACCTTGGCGGCAAAGATAGATGTAATTGCGAAGAGGTTGGGGTTGGTGTAGAATAGATACACAAAAATAAGGTGGTGTTATTAATTGACGGTTTCTGAAATTATTACTTATGCGTCTAATCAACTACTGAAAAGGGTTATTACTGAAAGCGATGGTCTTGCGTGGATAAAGGAAGCATTGGAACAACTAGGTGTTGAGGCCAGGAAATTTAGCACGCAAACTATTGCTTTTACAGCGAACACTTGGAGCGATTTGCCAACTGCGTGTCTGAAACTTTATGGTGTTACAGACGATGCAGGTAAAGACTATCTGGATTGGGAAGCAGATGAAACACGCATACGTTGTGCCGACAGTGGTTCTTTTACCTTGCGTTACTATGTATTGCCCACACTTCCGGTTGACGTAAATAGCACGCCCGATTGTCCTGCGATACTGCACCGCTGTTTTGCTTACTACATAGCCTATTCATTTTTCCGGAACTACTTTCCTGGACAACCAGATGCGATGATATGGATGAATGAGTACAAGGAACATTTAGCAAACGCTATTGAAAACTTGCAGAAAAGAAAAAGGCGCACAGACGTAGAAGTAGTAAGGAGTGTTTAACGTGGCCGAATGGCAGACATGGACAATAAAAGACTTCTCTGAAGGTCTTATTGACAGGATAGAAGATAATCTATTGCCCGAAAACGTGACTGTGGATTGCTTAAATATGTACAGTAAAAAACTGGGCAACTTACAGAAAAGGCCGGGGCAAACGCGTTTAAATAGTACCTTGTTGCCCGGTGTTGCACAGGGGTTACATGCCTACTACAAAGACGCAAATAGGCATTTGGTAGTTGCTGCTGGTGGAAGTGCTTATCGTTGGAATCCTGGAACATCTGCTTTTGTGAGTATAAAGTCAGGACTGAGTACTTCTGCCCTGACTTCTTTTGAAACGTGCGTGAACTATATGGTGGTGTTTAACGGCGTTAACAATCCCTGGAAATGGGACGGAACAACTGTATCTAATTTGGCTAACGCTCCGGCTAACGGCCAGTTTGCGCTTCTTCATAAAGAAAAACTGTTCACAGTACCTACGGATGAACCTTCCAGGCTCAAGTGGTCAGACAGTTTTCAGCCTGAAAGTTGGCCTGCAGTTAACTACTGGGACATTAAGCCAGGTGATGGTGATAGAGTTACCTGCTTACAAAAACATATGGGTACACTGGTTATTTTTAAGCGAAGGTCAATACATATTCTTAGCGGAAGTAGTCTGGATGATTTTCGCTGCGAAGAAATGAACAGCAAGATAGGATGTGTTGGAAAGTTTGCCGCTTATATGTATGACCCTTACGTATTCTTTGTTTCAGATGAAGGTTTATGCGTATGGAACGGTCAATCCGTCCAAAACTTGTCTGCTGACCGGATACCTGGCTTTTGGAATAGGGTGAATAAAGAATACATACATAAAACAGCCGTAGGGTCTTGGGATAAGTTAATATGGATAGCCTTGCCAATAGACGGTAATACTAATAACAGTGCCGTATTAATTTATCAACTACCGGAACAAGGTGTAGCTGGAGGTAAGTTTTGGTTATGGACAGGTATAAATGCTTCCTGTTTTCAAGTTTATAACGACGGAACGCAGGATATATTTTATAGTGGTAGTTCAAATACATACTATGTCGATAAGCAATACACAGGCTATACCGACTTTGGTGCGGCAATATCAGGATATTGGATAGGCAAATCTTTTGCCATAGATGAAGCAGAGCGCAGGTGTTTCTTAGGTTTTGCTTATGTCCAAGATGTGCCTGGGGCAAACGATGTTGTTTTGCAATTTTCCGTTGATTATGGTGATTTTTTTACACTTTCACCGGATAATTCTGATACCGATAGTCTTTTAAGGCGGTTTAATTTCTTTGATGTATTCAAAGGGCGTTACCTACGGCCTAAAATTACACATAGTGCTGCTACTTCCTGTGAAGTGCGTGGAATAAAAGTTTACTATAAACCGATAGGAGTTATAAGTTAATGCCGAAAGAGCAAGATGTAATTCAGCTTCCGTTTAGATTTTTTGATTACAATGACCCTGAAGGTATGGCTATGGCTGTTAGGCGTAACTTTGTAGAAATAGAACGGTACTTGTCTTTACTGCAAAGTTATGTTAAGCAAGCTACTAATGGTGCTGTTAAAGACCTGCCCGCCAGTGCTGACGTTTGGGATAGGGCGAACAACATAACCGCCGAAGGAAAATTCTTAACCAGCAAGTTGGAAGGCGCAATTGAAACGGCACTTAATTTAATAAACGCTGGCGCCGGAAGCGTTAAAATAACTGACAATAATGGGATTCTGATTACTGACACGGCGGAAACCCCCACGAAAGCGTTACGTTTGCTAGGTGGGGTATTTGCCATTGCTAATAGTAAAGACGCCGGAGGAAACTGGAATTGGCGTACTTTCGGTACGGGTGATGGTTTTATTGCAGACGAAATAATATCAGGCAAGATACTGACTTCGCTAATTAACATTGTTGGTGATAAATATTACACTAAAATATTGGGCGACGGCTTTAGAGTTTATGACAAAAACGGAGCATTGGCCGGACATTTCGGAAATTATGAAACCTTAACTACGCTGGCGGCGACTTTTACCAGGGCGTCAACTGCTTACGGCCTGTACGGAAATTCGGCTGCTTCCGGTGTTTCACGTTACGAATACACGCCTTTGTCCAGATACATTTGGCAAGACCTGTTTAGCTCTGACCAACTGACCAAATATACCAGCGGCGGGGATACGGCGGCGACCTGGGCGGTTAGCGGCGGTAAGTTAACCGGTACAGGCGGGACGCAGGCCACCTTGCTTAAAGATGATTTATTGCTGCAAAATTGCAAGATAGTTATTAACTCTGACCAAGCGTATGACGGCGGAATTATTGCCAGGTATCAGGATAACAATAATTATTATTTGTTGGCTCTAAGGGATGATTCAGGGAGCGACCCGACAAGTAATATTGCCTTGTATAAACGAGTAAACGGAACATATACAGAACTAGTTAATGCAAACTTGGTTTGGTCAAGAGGTACATCAAAAGAAATTATATTTACCTTATACGGCAGTCGCATAGAGGCTTGGTTTGGTGGCGTGAAGGTTTTATCTGCTACCGATACTACTTTTACTGGTGGTGGGGTTGGACTTAGAAACAATGCTACTACAGCTTTTCAAGTGCTGGATTTTACTGTTTACTACGCTAGTCAAGGCGTGATGATGGAGGAAGGCACTACCAATTTACTGACGGCTAATCAAGCAAGTGTAGAGACTGATTTAACAGGACTTAGTGTTTATCCTGGGACTGCAACGCTGACACGAGATACTTCAAATTTCTGGCACGGAACAGCTTCGGCAAAAGCCGTTAGTGCTGCATCGGATGAACTAACAATTTATACTAACCCAAGGCCAACAATAAATCCTTCTACTGTCTATACTTTTAGTGTTTATGTCAAAGCTCAAGCTGCTGTGGGTAGACAGTGGAAACTAAGAATAGATTGGTTTGATAGTGACGGTGCATTTATATCAAGGGTAGAATCCGCTACTACAAATGCTTCGCCATTATGGACAAGGCTTTTTGTTACTGGAACTTCTCCAAGTAACGCGGTTAGTTGCCATGTTGTAGCTTCTTTACTTAACGCGATAAACGGCGAAATACTTTGGTGGGATGGTGCTCAGTTAGAGCAGAAAAGTTACTTTACCTCTTGGCAACTTCCTGGAACTGCTCGCGCCGCTGAAACTATAACCGCGCCAACGGCAGGCGTGTTTACAAAAAAT